CGCTTATATCCACTTTTGTGGGGTAACAACCCCTCCACCCGTTAGGGACAGACCTCAGTTTATAACCAAGGTCCGAGATCGTACCACTGCTTAACAAGGCCTTTCGAAAGGCGGATACGAGTTCGATTAGCTAAGGGAACAGAGTTATATTCCCCGAGCTCTCGTTCTAATATCCACCCACGAATCGCTTTAAGCCTTGCACGGTCTTCTAGGGCCCGGAATAAACCGGTCCTCAATAACGACGCGCCTATGACGCTTAGGGTATCATCCCTATTTTTCATAGACCAAAGAGAAGCTAGTAAATAGCCCTCCGTGTCATCATAACGAGTTAAGCTCGTCTCAGCGAGGAAAGCGTAGAAGTACCCTTCGTACCCTAAGGTACGTCGGTTCTGCGCGGCCCTTGTGGGGGCAGCTTCATCAAAGTTAGAGATGAAACCGCCATCTCCTTGACCTTCAGGTATCCGCAGCCGTAAAGCGGCGGGTACATGCTGTACAAGGAGCTCAAATGCGCTCCGCAGTCTGGAATCACAGCCGTAAGAGTTCCGGCGATGAGCCATTCTGCGTATTGCATTTGCCAACCGGTAAACGGACTGAAGTGATGCCACTCTATCTTTTAGATAGATTGGTTTTACGTCGCTACCCAAGTAATAATGGGCTCCACAGCTCTCGCGGAAAGGAGAGTCAACATGACTCTTCTTAACATTAATGCGAAAGCCGTAGAATTCCAAACACTTGGCGAAGAGCGGGTAGGCAGCCGCCGGCAATATGACGTCATCACCGTAGGCGCTCACACCCCGGGTATTTATCCCGAGGTACTCTGTGCAGCATAAAGCTACTGCATAGAAAATGAGCGATTCCAGCTGGAAAGTGAAGCCGTTCCCCATACTGGAGAACTTCTCCCACTTCTGGCTGACTCCACCTACCTTACCGTAGTGAGATCGACAAGCGTCCAAAAGATGGTACCATCGGGGAGGGAGTAATTCCTCCACTACGGCACCAGCAATGGAATCGCTAGCGCTGCTCAAATCAATCGTGGCGAGGAAGTTAGTTTTACTACCTTCTTTCGACAGGTTTTGATTTTTGCTTTGCCAGCGCAAGTCGACACCACGCCTCCGTAGCCTTTTCCCAATCATTTCGCCAGCTGAGCTTTGGAACCAGAGGTTTATTCCTGGCTCCACGGCGATAACTCGATTGGTTGAGGCGTCCTTCGGCACAGTGATCACCTTATTCCCGGTTTCATACGTTGGAAACGTATTCTTCCGGAGTATTCTACTCCACGCGGGGTAACATACCTCGAGCGTTTCGAAGGGGATAAGGTCGTACAGATCACGTGTTATTCCAGTTTCGCACTGGAACTTTTTGGCTGGACTGGCGTCTCTACGCTTTATTAGCGTAGTCGCGCCAGGGCCCCAGTCTGGCATCATGAAGAACTCTTCGGCATCAAAGTCGCCCAGAATCGACGCTATTTTTCGACAAACTGCATCATGCAGTCTGACGATGACGCCACGATATAGTGGGTCATTAGCGAGGTTCCTGAAACGACGATTCGTCTGCTTACACAAAGCTTCAAATTCTCGAAACTTTGTCAATGCCACCTCGTCCAGGTCGCGGTTTAACTGTAAACCAGTAAACTTAGACAAGAACTTAGTGGCAGCGTAAGCATCCCGGCAAGCCTGCATATCTCTATACAGGTTAGGATTGAACTCGAGTCCGGCAATCTGCTCATGCTCCATATTTCTATAGAGTATGGCGACTGTTAGGGCCCTAGGACAATCAAGGGACTGAAGATACTCCATGATCACCTCAGATTCGAAACCTGAGGCTACACGGTAGGACAAGGCCCCTTTAAGGAAGCCTTTAGCATGCTTCTGAGAAGACACGTTACGTACTCCTTTCGTGTGGTCCTGCACCGGCTATAGCTCTTACGAGCCGTAGACGGCTTCCAGGTTCAGAATCGCGCCAGTGAGCGGCGTCGCCGTTGCATCTTCCGGCGTACCGTCACTTGCACGACAGCTGTACAGGAACGTGGAAGTAACAATGCTCAGAAACGCAGTCCTCTGAGCAAGGGTACTTCTTTCCGGCAGGAACCACTCCGCCTTGTACATGAGCTCGTAGGCTTTCGTTGGCGCCGGCAGAATGCCGGATGCAGACGAGTCGCCGTTGGTCTCAAGCACAGGGTAATGGAGCATGTGCGTGACTTTGGTCACCCGGCTATCCTTGGTAGGAGGCCGAACGCTCAGAGTCATGCTGGTCGCGCCGACATAAGCTGTAGCGGCGCGATCGACGTACCGCGCAACCCCGTTCGAAATCCGTTCGGGGCTGAGCGTGATGTCACTTCCAACGGTCGCACTCGACGTGGTGAAACTCTGCGCCGAGACGAGACCGATGGTCGTGACCTTACAGGCTGCAATAGCAGACAAGTGAGTACTCCCAAGTTAAACTGAGGAATGTAGTCTGTCCTCCTACTTGAAGACAGCCCTAAGAAGAGCCAATCCGTTGAGCGCGTGGTCGATTGAGGCTAAACCATTCTTGAGAGACGGGAAAGTCTGGTGCGGGAACGTCGCAAGACGCACCCGATCCAGCCTGATCGTCTCCCGAGAATAGTCGCCATGGTCGATCAGCGTCAACGAAGGATTCAGAGGGCTAGCTCCAGCGTAGTCGACTACGGATTTTGCCACCTCTCGGGTGAAGCGGGTTCTCGAACCCTCCAGAAACGTCAATCCGTCCCAGGAGCTTAATGTCTCCAGGAAGGGACCTACTGGAAGGAACCAGTCCACGACAAACGAGAATGGCAGGATTTCCCAGGCGAGGTTGACTGGGTTTGTGAAGCCTGTCTGAGCCAGAAAAGACTTGAGCGGGTCCTGGATCTTGTATCTAACGGTCAGTTTGCATTTGGTATTTCCGCTGACGAGATATCGTCCGCGGTTGCCATTTGCACTCAGATTGCGTAAGAAGAAGACACCAGTACCTTCCGTCCTTGCCGTCCCGACAGCAGTCACCACACGAACGAAGTCCTCATCTTCATTGAAGACAGATAAGGACTCGAAGGCACCGTTGATATCGTGGAGAAGAGGTTTCCAGCCGTACTGCAGCTCCAGCCAATTTTGGGCTAGACTGTTAGTGGCGGTGGGTCCCTTTCCGCGGAATCTAGGATTCCTTCCGGCAAACAGCCTATTAGCGGCTAAAGTGAGGTTACCCTTCTTTAGTGCACTAACAGAGCCAACTATTTTGCTCGCCGAGCCGGCGATCAATCTAGTAAGCTGACCTATTTGGGCGAAATCCTGTGCAAGATTAGCATCAATTTGCACGTTCATCCGCTTGATGAGGTTACTGATTGCCTTGTTCTCAGCTAGACCATTATGGCCTAGCTCAGGTGGTGCAGCATACACGTTGCTGAAGGCGTCGATAAGAATGGAGTATTCCCCACTCGAGCTCAGTACCTGGCTCTGTACTAAGCGATCGACGTCTAAGTGCTCAATGAAGACAGTATGCGGATTAACCGGATACTGCCGTTTCTTCAGAGCTTTGAAGCCGGGTGTACGAACGCCAGTCCAGGTTCGTCTGTAAAAAGGCCGGAGAAGTAAAGTGAGGGTCTGTGACCCGTTTACTTCGACGATCTGCTTATAGGGAATCTGAATGACCTCGGGACTCGGTCTCAAAGAAGAAGACACTGGGCGCAACATGGCTGAACGCCTCGAAGAAATCTGAGGCGCTACTAGTCGGCGAAGCTTTGCTAAAGCCGACTGGTATAAGGCGTTTGACGAGATCCAGTACGACGCGGGGCCATTCCTGGCCAAACGCGCACGGAACCTAATCATGGCCTTGAACATCTGGCCTTTCACCCTCTTATTGATCGAGAGGTAAAACCGCGGAGCGGGGCCATCGACCACGCGAATGCTGAGACTGGGAAGTTCCCTCGCGGGAACCCACCCGGTCAAAGCACGAACGGAATCTCTGGATACCTGCTCCAATCGGAACACCTCGAAATCGTTAAGAGAGCTTTCGACCAGAGGTCCGCTGCCCAGCAAGGCAGCATACTCTGGATGCTGGCTAAAAAACGACGAGTAGCTCACGGATGGAGTTTAACCATTCGCGAAACTCGCCGGCTTCAGCCCCGCTGAGGCTCATCGCCGCTGCAAGAAGGCAGGCTAGGATAGCTGCCAGAAGTGCATCGGTGACGCCCTGCTCCCTTCCCTTTCGGGAATTAGGAACGTGACGTCCCCGTGTACCCCTGAACAGCCATCTCATACCTACCTCCCTGTAGACGGCGATAAGTAGTATAGGACTTAGCCTATACCAACCTCCCGGTTCAAAACCTCGGCTAACGAGCTGGTATTCCACGTCAGTTCCTGCATCGCTGCAGGTTCCATCGCGGGTACCGGAACGTCAGTTAGGCCTTTAGTGTCGTCGGTTGCATACGTGAAAACACCCCGGACGGTATACCCATGTACGGGATCTTTGTCCAGTACAATGAATAGTGACCTACCGGGCACATCACGGCATTTAACCGTAATGTAATACGCTTTAGACGACATCAAGACCTCCGAGTTAAACGAAGGAAGCGATGGCATTCGATCAGCACTTGGGTCGTCCTTTTCAGGTCGACCGCTGCGCTAATCTGGCACTTTCTTTCAAAGAAAACTACCAGCTCGCACAGCTTAGCCTTCGGCAGATTCCTCAGTCTCCTGAAGGAATAAACCGTGGCATCTCCTGGGTATCCATTTTCATAGATAAACAGGAATAGTCTCCCAGGGCCAGCGTACCCGTACCAGTGGGTATTACTATCCACTTGTTCGTGCAAGCTGTCCATGAGAAACTTGGCAAGGTCAGATCGGGTCATCGCTACCTCCGTTGGTTTT